GTCCTAAAAGTAAAACATTAGTCCCTATTACAACATCAGCGGACGATGATTCTATTGCGGCTGCACAAACACCAGGTGGAGCAAGTAACTTAACTTTAGCTGGAACAGCATCTAGTTTTGCTGACGCGGGAGTAGGATTATTTGTTACAATTACTGGTGATGGTGGAACTAATTTAACTGGTGTTACTTTTACAATTACTGGAACAAACGCTTTAGGAATAACTGCTACAGAAGATCTTAATGGACCTAATGGAGCAGCTACAGTTACAAGCACATTAAAATATAATACTGTAACTCAAATAGCTGTCAGTGGTGGAACTACTACAGCAGTTAGAGCAGGAAACGCAGCAGGATCTGGAGGATCTGAACAATCAATATTTGCTGGCAGAACTAGATTAAGAGAATTATTTGGTACAACTGCAGCAGCAGCTAATACAGTCACTACATTTTTTAATGGTGGTCAATCACAAGGCAATCAATTATTTGCTGTACAAAATCCTGTAGCAACTCAAACTTTAATTAATCCAGCTTCAGCACATGGAGGAATACTGGCTAATGAAGGTTTATCTGTAAATCTACCAACTAACAGTTTTGTAAGTTTAACAGTATACTACGACGGGTAGGTAGCCAATGGCGAATACTACTTCACAGTCCTACAGTTTTGATCAGGACTTTTCAATCGATGAAATTATTCAAGATGCGTACGAACGTATTGGTTTACAAGGAGTAGCAGGCCATCAATTAAAAACTGCTAGAAGATCATTAAACATTCTTTTTCAAGAATGGGGTAATAGAGGAATACATTTTTGGGAAGTAGGAAATACTAATATTAATTTAATTGCCGGATCAACAACTAATGTTGATGCTACAGCTGAAGGATCTGGTGTTTATACTTTTTACAGAAACTCATCAGACGTACCTGGTGGTGGTGAACCACCACAAGCTACAACAGTTCCGGTTGCTAATGTTTATGGTATTACAGATATTTTAAATGTTACATACAGACAAAATTATAATACAACAAATCAATCAGACACTGGATTAACAAAAGTTGCAAGAGATGCATATGCTGCGACTGCTAACAAAGCATCTAATGGAACGCCTTCACAATTTTGGGTACAAAGATTTATAGATAAAGTTACAATTACAATTTATCCTTTACCTAATTCAACAGCCGCATCAAATTTTTTAAATGTTTATTATGTTAAAAGAATTGAAGATGCTGGAACTTATACTAACGCAACGGACACACCTTATAGATTTGTACCATGTATGATTGCAGGACTTTCATATTATTTATCTATGAAGTTTGCACCACAACGAACACAGGAGATGAAGTTGTTATACGAGGATGAACTTGCTAGAGCACTGTCTGAAGATGGTTCTGCATCTAGTACATACATTACTCCAAAAACATACTATCCAAATATATAATGGCTAGATTTGCAAAAGGTAGTAGAGCATTAGCAATTTCTGATAGATCAGGAGCAGCTTTTCCATATAGAGAAATGGTGAAAGAATGGACAGGTGCGTGGGTACACAACTCTGAATTTGAACCTAAGCAACCACAATTAGAACCACATCCTGTAGGAGCGGACCCACAAGGTTTAATGCATGCAAGACCAGCAAGAGTTGAGTTTCCAGTACAAGATATTTTACCTAACAATCCATTTACTACAACAGGTGGATCTCAAACTTTAAGTATATCTTATCCATCTAATCAAATTAACGAAGGAACGTCTTATGTTAGATTTCAATCAGTCAAAGAAACTGTAGGAGGTGTTGCAATTGCAACTTTAGAATTAGAAACAACTTTAAATGGTGCAATTAATGATACAGTCAACACTTTAACTTTAACTAGTTCTGCAGCATTTCCAAACGCTGGTTTTATTGTAATAGAAAAAGTAGATCAAGATGCAACTAGTGCAAATTTTGGAAAATACATGAATGAAACAATTCAATATACAGGTAATAATACAGGCACAGGAGTTTTATCTGGACTAACAAGAGGAACAGCTGCTCCTTTTAGAGGAATTACTTTTTCTAATACTACGGCAACAACTCATGCAAACGGAGCAAAAGTTTTTGGATCTTATTTGGCAACAGCAATTGCAACGACTGCAACAGTTGGTCCTAGACTACCAAATGGAACACAGGCTACAGAAACACAATATAATTCTATAACAGTTCCTTTGGTATCTAACGCTGGAAGCACAGCAACAGGGGGCGGTTTTCAATGTACAATTGGACCCGTAAATGATAGAGGTTAATTATGGCTGGATATACTTTATCAAACTTACAAACAGATATTAGAAACTACACTGAAGTAGATGCTAATGTTTTTACCGCTGCTATATTAAATAGATTTATAGAAAACTCAGAATATAGAATTGCATACGATCTTCCTATGGATTCAGACAGATTCGTGGACCAAGGTACAATGGCAACAGATGTAGACAATATTCGAGTTCCAGCAGGAACATTATTTGTAAGAGGTGTAGAAGTATTTAATGCTACAAATTCTACAGAAAAAGGCACATGGTTAGAAAGACGCGATCAAACTTTTTTAAGTGAGTATATAGGAAGATTAACTGGACCAGAAGGGTCTACTACATCAGGAGCAGATGTTACTGGAAAACCTAAATATTATGCTATGTTTGGAGGAGCAACAGGTACAACTTCGACAACTTCAGGATCTATTTATTTAGCTCCTACACCAGACGCTAATTATGTATTCAGAATATATTATAATAAAATTCCACCTAGTTTAGAAACCGATACTTCTGGAACTTATGTAAGTCAATACTTTCCTCAAGGTCTATTATATGCGTGTTTAGTAGAAGCATATTCATTTTTAAAAGGTCCAACTGATATGTTGACATTATACGAGCAAAAGTATAAAACTGAACTACAAAAGTTTGCAGCGATGCAAATTGGAAGAAGAAGACGAGACGATTACACGGATGGTACACTAAGAATTCCAATCGAGTCACCGCCTCAGTAATTAGGAGAAAAATATTATGGCAATAACATCGGCAATATGTAACAGTTTTAAAACAGAAGTTTTACAAGCTATACATAATTTTACAGCATCATCTGGAAACACTTTTAACTTAGCTTTATACACAAGCTCTGCAACTTTAAATAAATCAACAACAGCATATAGTTCATCAAACGAAATTTCTAACACATCAGGATCTGCGTATTCTGCAAAAGGAAAAGCACTTACAAGTGTTACTCCTGCATTATCTACAGATACTGCATGTTGTGACTTTGCAGACGTGTCTTGGACTTCAGCTACTTTTACAGCTAATGGTTGTTTAATTTTTAACGACTCAGCAACTGGTGATCCTGCAGTTTGTGCGATCGCATTTGGTTCAGATAAAACTGTAACAAGTGGAACTTTTACAATTCAATTTCCAGCAGCAGACGCAGATAACGCAATAATCCGTATAGCATAAGGAGGAATTCCTTATGTCGGTGACCCGAACATTTACAGTCACAGTTCAATCAACTGGTTCCGGCAATAAATATTTTATTGATGGTGTACAAACACCTACATTAACTTTAGCTGAAACAGGTACTTATAAATTTGATCAATCAGATTCTACAAATGGTACCCACCCTTTAAGATTTGCAACTGCAGCAGACGCTGCCGGTGGCACACAATATACAACTGGTGTAACTGCTTATGGCACACCAGGAGACTCTGGAGCTTATACACAAATTGTTGTAGCTGCTAGTGCACCAACTCTTTATTATTATTGTACAAACCATGGAGGAATGGGCGGACAAGCAAATACCGTAGACCCTACTACGTATGGAGTTTTTCCTTGGAACGTAAATCAATATGGTGATCAAAATGCTGTTGATGTTAGTGTAACTGGAGTAAGTGCTACTTCTAGCACTGGATCAGTAGATACATTTGCAAGTGCAGGATGGGGTGGAAGAAGTTGGGGTAATAATGAATGGGGTGAGTTATCAGATAATACAGTTACATTAACTGGAGTAAGTGCAACTTCATCTGTTGGAACTCCTATTGCAGGAGCTTTACAAGGTTGGGGTAGATCTGAATATGGTGAACAACCATGGGGTGAAAGTAATAACCCTGTTATTACTTTAACAGGTAACTCAGTAACTTCTGCTGTTGGATCTCCGACAGCTCTTACAGAAATAAATACAGGTTGGGGTTCAGATACTTGGGGTACAGAAACTTGGGGTCAATCAGGAATTGTAGTTGAGTTAACTGGACTTGAAATGCAATCTAATAGTGGAACAGATGCAGCTTGGGGTGATTTAACTTGGGGTTCTGCAACGACTGGTTGGGGTGGTGAATATTTCTTAACTCCTGCTGACGTAATGGGATTAACAGGATTAAGTTCAACATCAGCTGTTGGATCTTTAACAAACATAATTGATGCTACATTTACTTTAAGTGGATTAGAATCAACATCAACGCTTGGCTCTGTTAATATAGACTTTAGTATAAATGTAGCTTTAACAGGAATAGGATCAACTTCTTCTGTTGGAGCAATTACACCTGCAGATGTAATGGGACTAACCGGTCTATCTTTAACTTCTGCAAATGGTTTACTTGATATTACATCTAATCCAACAATAATTCCAACAGGGTTTGGATTAACTTCTTCAACAGGTGCTCTTGACCCTGCTGATCAAATTATGGGATTAACTGGATTAAGTGCAACATCAGCAACTGGAACATTAAATCCAGCAGATGTTATGGGCTTGACAGGGGTTTCAGCAACTGCTAGTATTTCGCCAATAGGTGTAGCACCTTTAGGCTATGAACGAATAACGGGTACACAAGATGCTGGTTATACGCGCGTTGTTGCAGGGGAATAATTTAATATATTATTGACAATAACTTTAAAATAAAATAAAAAAAGAGCATTACTTAGGAGTACAAAATTATGGCATCATCTTATACGGATCTCGGTATAGAACTAATGGCAACTGGCGAAAATGCTGGTACATGGGGAACAAAAACTAATAACAATTTATCTTTATTTGAACAGCTAACTGGCGGATTTAATGCACAATCAATTGCTGGTGGAGCACAAACTACAGCTTTAACAATCGTAGATGGAAATACTACTGGAACAGCTCAACATTCAATGATCGAGCTTACAGGTTCAATTACTGGAAACCAAATTGTAACAATTCCTTTAGATGTAGAAAAAATGTTTTACATCAGAAATTCAACATCAGGTGCTTACACAGTACAATTTAAATATGTATCTGGTTCAGGAGACACTCATACTTTTTCTGCTACAGATAAAGGAGATGCTATTTTAATGGCAACTGCAAATGATGGAACTAATCCAGACATATACAAAGTAGCAACTGGAGATGTAACTCTTACAGGTACACAAACTTTAACTAACAAAACTTTAACTTCACCTAAAATTGGTACATCTATTTTAGATACTAATGGAAATGAATTAATGCTTTTAACAGCTACAGGTTCAGCAGTTAATGAAATTACACTAGCTAACGCTGCTTCAGGTAATGCACCTAGTATTACGGCTTCTGGAGAAACTAATGTAAGTCTTAACCTAGTTCCAAAAGGAACAGGTCAAGTTCAAATTAATGGTAATACAGCATCAACTGTAGGAAAAGCTATTGCAATGGCATTAGTTTTCGGATAAAAGATAAACAGGAGAAAATAAATTATGGCAAACCCAAATCTAGTAAACGTAACATCGATAACAGGTGAATCGGTACAAGCGGCTTTAACTACTACTTTGACTACAGAGATTTTAGCAGCTGCTTCAGATACACTTGTTAAAGTAAACAGTATTTTAATCGCAAACATAGACGGATCTTCGTCAGTTGACGTATCAGTTTTTATAACTAAATCAGGTGGATCACCGGTAGCAATAGCAAGTACAGTAGCTGTACCTGCAGATTCAACTTTAGTAGTTGTAGACAAAAACTCAGCTCTTTATTTAGAAGAAGGTGATAATTTAGAAGCTGGCGCAAGCGCAGCATCTGACGCTACTATCACTGTAAACTACGAGATCTTAAACGACGCGTAAGAGGTTTAGCAAATGGCTTATTTCGCTAACCTTAACTCTGAAAGCATAGTCACTCACGTTGAGATCGTTAACGACTCAAATATTACTCCTGGTGATGACGCAGCTAACGAAGCGTGGTGCTTAGCAAACTTAACTTCTGTTAATGGTGGTGTTTCTTGGAAACAAACTTTTAAAGACGGAACTAGAGGTCTTTATGCAAATGGAGACAACATCATATATAGAACTGAAGATTGGGAAGGTCACGCAACAGCAAATAAATTTGTAAGTAACATTCCACAAGCTTGGGCTTCTGTTATGAAATTAAACGACGAAAATTTTTTCGTCCCTATTATTGCAGATCCTGCTGTCGATGATCAAGGAAGAACTTTACCATACGATCCAAATAATGTACCTGATGATGGTATAGCGTGGGGTTTTGATCCTGATAATAATAGATGGCAAGGTGCAGTAAGGGTTGACGGAGTTACAACTCAGAAGTATTATGATCCTAACACACAAACTTGGAGCAACATATAATGTCTACAATAAATTTTTTAACACCCGGATTTAACAAAGCAGGTCAAAATAATATTGACAATCAAGGTGGAGTAATTGGACCAGAGAATGATCCAGTTATTAATGACCTAGTTACAATTTTTACATCCCCAGGAACTTTTAATAGAACTAAAACAGAAGGAACAGTTTTAGTTGTTGCTGGCGGAGGCGGAGCTGCAAATAGAGGTGGAGGAGCTGGAGCGGGCGGTGCAAGAATCGCAACTAGTCATCCTTTCCCTGCTTCAGGAGTTCCAGTAACAGTTGGCTCAGGAGGAGCAGGAGATGGACCATACCCTTGGAGTAATGGCTCAGGTAATGGTTCTGCTTTTGGAGCTTCATCACCAATTTCATGTACAGGTGGAGGAAGAGGTGGAAACAGACCTTACCCACCAGGTCAAAATAGTATTCCAAGAGGTGATGGTGATCCAGGAGGATCAGGCGGAGGAGCTGCTAGAGGATTTGGAGGAACGCCAACTAAAAATGGTGGTAGCGGAATTACTAACGAAGGAAATAATGGTGGACAAGGAACTCAAGACTGGGGCGGATACGCTGGAGGCGGAGGCGGTTATAACACTGCTGCATCTAACAGCGGAGGAGCTGCCGGTGATGGATTAAATATCACTCCATATTTTCCAGGTACAACTTCTATTGGTACACTAGTGCCTGCTGACAGTGCATATTATGTAGCCGGCGGTGGTTGTGGTAATACAAACAGTGGACCTGCTGGTAAAGGCGGAGGAAACGCTGCTCAAAATGGAACTTCTGGTGGCGGAGGCGGAGCCTCTTATGGAAGTACTGGTGGTACTGGAGGAGACGGTGTTGTTGCAATAGCTGAAGCTGGAGCAGGACCTGCTAGATCTTCTGGTATGTGGACTCTTAAAGCTCAGTACACTGCAGCTATTAATAACAACTGGCCAAGCTAATTTTGACATCTTCTATGTAAGAGAGTATAACTTTTGCAAAGAAAGTTATGAATTTAGAATACATTTATTGGTGGTTTGACGGAGTTTTACCAGAAAGATGGTGTGATTTTGTTTTACAATCAGGTTTAAAAAATAATAGATCTACAGCATTTATAGGCGACAAGGGCGATAAGCACAATCACTCACAAGAAGAATTACAAGAACTTAGAAGAATAAGAAATTCAGATATAGCGTGGTTAGATCAACATTGGATATACAGAGAAATTCATCCTTTTATAGATACAGCTAATGAAAATGCAGGTTGGAATTTTCAATGGGATTGGACTGAAACAGCTCAGTTTACGGAATATAAACCAGGTCAGTTTTATGGATGGCATCAAGACTCTTTAAGTCAATCTTATAAAAATAAAGAAAAAGAATATAATGGCAAGATGAGAAAACTTTCTTGTAGTATTTTATTAAATAATTCAGATGAATATAAAGGCGGTGATCTTCAATTTAAATTGTTAGATGGTAATAAAGCTGATTCAAAAATTCTTACAGCAAAAGAAACTTCTAAAAAAGGATCTATTATTGTTTTTCCTTCTTTCAATTGGCATCAAGTTACTCCTGTTACACAAGGCACACGTTACTCATTAGTAATGTGGAATTTAGGAGAACCATGGAAATAATAGATAATTTTTATAACAAAGAACAATTAGACAATATAAATAATATTATAGAAAGTTCTACGTTTAATAAAACACATCAACCAGTAGAAGCAATAGATAAAAGAGAAGATGCTTATCCTTGTTATGAAACAGAAATATTAAAACCTAATAATTATATTTTTCAAAATTTTGTTAATTGTTTTAATAAACATAAAAACGTAAGTGTTAAAACATTAAAAACATATATTAGAAAAACTTATTTAAGTGAGTTAAAAGAATGTAAAGTATATAAACAAGGTTTAAAATCTCATAGAGACAGAAATTGTGATGCTGCAGGTATTGTATATTTAAATACAAATAATATAAATGATGGCACTGTAATATACGAGGGAGATAACCCTTCTGTTATTATTGGTTCAAAAATAAATAGATGTATTGCTTATAAAAGTGATGTTTGGCATTCGCCCAATCTAAAACAAACTTCAGAGATAAGAATAATACAACCATTCTTTTTATATTATGATTAAAATAGTAGACAATTTTTTAGATTTTCCAGAAGAATATTATAGGCTTTGTAAAGAATTAAAATTTTATAATAAAGAAGACTTTGCAAAAGTAACTAATTATGAAAATAATTTTCCAGGACTAAGAACTAATTATTTAGATATAGATTATCCTTTTTTATATTATTCTGTATTGGGTTACATTAAAAACAAATTTGAACTTAACTTAGATCCTTATCAAAGAATTGCTGCACATGGACAGATGAGATTTGATGATAGTAAAGATTGGATACATTCAGATCTAGGAGATACAGTTATAATATATTTATCACCCACTAATGATAAATCTGGAACTGGGATTTATGATGTTGCAGGGGACGATGGTAAAGAATGGGTATATAAACAAACAGCTATGGTAAATTTTGTGCAAAACCGAGGATTGTTTTTTACACATGGCACTCATCACCAAGCTATAAACAACCACGGTACAAACAAAGAAGATGGTAGATTAACTTTAACTTATTTTTTACAAAGAAAACCATTTTATTATTAAGGAGATTATGAGACAAATAATTAACACTAGAGACAAAAAAATATATTACTTAGCAGGTTTGCCAAGAGCAGGAAATACTTTGTTAGGATCAATATTAAATCAAAACCCTAAAATAAAAGTAAGTCCAAATAGTATATTAGTAGAACTAATATGGAGATTACATAGTATTAAAGAAAACCAATTGTTTTTAAATGTGCCAGACCATCAAACTATTGACAATGTTATTAAGAGAACATTTAAACATTACTATGACCACACAGACGCAGACATTATATTTGATAGAGGTCCTTGGGGAATACCAACAAACTTAGAGCTATTAAAAAAGTACTATGATCCTGATCCTAAATTTTTAATATTAAATAGACCTCTTGTAGAAGTGTTAGCTTCTTTTTTAAAAGTTAAAAAATCAGGAACAGATAAAGATCTTACAGATTCTTTAATGGATCCTAATACAGGAAAACTTAAACAAGACATGGTTTCTTCTAGAAATATAGTTAAGTCAAATCTACCTCATTTAAAAATAGAATATAATGACTTAGTTAGTGATATTAAAAAAACAATTGAAGATATATATAAATTTTTTAATATACCTACCTTTGAACATAGATACACTGACTTAGAACAGCTATCATATAATAATGTAAAGTATGATGACAGTGTTATGGAATGCAATTTGCATACAATTAGAACAGATAAAGTAAAAAAAGAAGAATTAAATTTAGAAGATTATTTTAGTAAAGATACTATAGATAAAATGAAAGGATACGACATCTATGTTTAATTTTCAAAAAAACAAATACGCCGTTTTAAAAAATGTTCTTGCACCAGATTACTGTAATTTGTTTGCTGAGTATTTTAGAAACAAAGCTCAAACATATGAGACTATGTTAAAACATACTTTTATTTCAGAATTTCATAATGAGTTTGGAACAAAGTTTGATCGACAAGTGCCAGGAGCTTATTCTTGTTATGGTGATATAATGATGGAAATGCTTTTAGTTAACATGCATGCTCTTATGGAAAAAAACACTGGATTAAAATTACAACCAAATTATTCTTATGCAAGGATATATAAAAAAGGACATGTCTTAGAAAGACATAAAGATAGGTTGTCTTGTGAAGTATCAACTACTTTAAATTTAGGTGGTGATCAGTGGCCGATATATTTAGAGCCGTCGGGAAGAGAAGGCATGCAAGGACTTAGAGTTGATTTAAATCCAGGGGATATGCTTATATATAGAGGCATGGATTTAGAACACTGGAGAGAACCTTTTCAAGGTCATGAATGTGTTCAAGTTTTTTTACACTACAATGATGTTAATAATCCTAATGCAACTCCTTTTGATGGTAGACCTCATTTAGGTTTACCTTCGTGGTTTAAAAAAAGAAATGATTAAAAAAATAGATAATTTTTTACCTGACATGTTTTATGGAAGACTAAAAGAAACTTTAAGCGAAGGGCCAAACTTTCCTTGGTTTTGGAATGATAAAACTGCAAGTGATGCAGGAGGCTATGCACTAGATAATAATTTTATGTTTAATCATGTTTTGTATGCAAACCCCGACGGGTTTAAATCACATTACTTTGAAACATTTTTTCCTTTTTTATATTTTTTAAGCAACCATACGGTCCTTAAAAAATTAATTAGAATGAAATTAAATTTATATACTAATCAAAATAAAAAAATTATGCATGCAAAACATACAGATTTTGAAGACTCTAATGGAAAACCTTATGACAAGTTTACAACTACAATATTTAATTTTACTACTTGTAATGGTGGCACTATTATTAATGACACAGAATATTTATCAAAAGCTAACCAAGCTTTAATTTTTAATAATCAAATAGAGCACCAAGGTTTTACTCAAACAGATACTCCAATAAGAATAGTTTTAAATATAGTTACTTCTAATGATTAATGATTTTAAAGTGTTTCCAACCCTGGTAAGAAAAGTTAACAATTTTTTATCTGTAGACGAATGTAATACAATTCAAAAAGAACTATTAGATAGAGAGCGTCTTTTAAAAAACCATGAGTTATTGACAGGTGAATCAAAATCAAGTCATTTAATTGATAACATATTAAATATAATATCTATTAATTTAAATGATAAAATTAAAAATATTACTTTGTCTTATAAAAAAGATGTTGGTTTTAAAATGGATAATGTAATATCTCATTCGTGGTTTAATATACAAAAGAAAGGAACAGCATTAAAAGAACATACTCATCCTAACTCTATTTTATCAGGAGTTTTATATATAAATGTTGATAAAGATAGTAGTAAGTTATATTTTCATAACCCTAATCAATTCATAAGTTATTGTTTTATAGAAAAACCTAGCGAGTGTTCGTATGATTGGTTTTATCTTAAACCAGAACTAGGATCTTTAATTATATTTCCTAGTTGGTTAAAACACGGATCAAACCAAACAAAGAATAACACAGAGAATAGAACAGTAATAAGTTTTAATGTAAGATGACAGATACAATATTAACATATTTTCCACAGGCTTTTTATGTAGCTGAAAATTTGCTAGAACCAGATTATTTAAAAAAACTTCAAGATAGGGTTTATTCTATAAAAGATGGTAATCCTAGTGGTGGTAGTAATTGGGTTTTAAGACCATACAATACTTTAGACACCTATGAATTAAAAGATGACCCAGTTTTTAGTACTCTTTTAGATAAGATAGAAGAAAAGACTTTTGCATTTAATAAAGAACATAACTCTGATTACCATTACAAAATTAAAGAATCTTGGTTAAATGTGTACGATAAAAATGATCAACAAGAATATCATTGTCATGCAGGACATACTTATAGTGCAGTTTTTTTTCTTAAATCTAATGAAGATTGTGCAAAAATTATTTTTGAAAATCCTACAGAACCCGATATGATGCCTATAAAAAACCTAAAAGAATTAAATGGTTTAAGCTTTAAACGATGTCATTTTAATCCTATAGAAAACAGCTTGTTAATTTTTAGATCTTATATGAGACATATGGTGGATAAACAAGAAACAGACTCTGAAAGAATAAGTATAGCAGTCAACCTATAAATAAGGCTGGAGTTTCCTTTAATTTTAATATACATTTAGAAATTTGAAATAGGTCAAATATATGCTACAAAAATTAGGTTTTTTACCAGGATTTAACAAACAAGTTACACCTACGGGTGCTGAATCTCAATGGACTGAAGGAACAAACGTACGTTTTAGGTATGGTACACCTGAAAAAATAGGTGGTTGGTCTCAGTTAGGTGATACAAAATTAACTGGTGCGGTTAGAGGATTGCATCATATGGTAAACAAAACAGGTATTAAGTATTCTGTTCTTGGTACTAATAGAATTTTGTATGTATATTCTGGAGGGGTTTACTATGATATACATCCTTTAAAAAATCCATTAGGCACAGCTATTACAAGTGCATTTAGCACGACTAATGGAGATCCAACTGTAACATTAACATTTCCTACTGCTCATGGTTTTTTAACAGGTGATATTATTTTATTTGGAGACCCTTCTACTTTTTCAGCTATATCAGGATCTAACTTTGGATCATCAGATTTTTGTGATAAAAAATTTATGGTGACAAGTACACCTACGGGAACGACCCTTACAATTACAATGCCTGGTAATGAAGGAGGAGCTGGAGCAACTACTTCTGGAGGCATAACTTATTTTCAGTACTATCATGTTGGACCACCTGACCAGGTTGGAGTATTTGGTTATGGTATATCTCAATGGGGTGGAACTGTATCAGGTCCTCAAACTACAACATTAAATGGAGGATTAAATGCTGACTCTGCTGGAACAGGTGGATCAGGAACTACTATTAATGTAGCCAGCACTACAGGATTTCCAAGCACAGGAACTAATTTTATATTAGTAGGCACTGAAGAAATATCTTACACGGGAGTTACATCTACAAGTTTTACTGGAATAACTAGAAATGTTAGAGGAACTACAAACGCTTCACACAGCACAGGAGCAACGGTAACTGATACAAGTAATTATGCAGCTTGGGGTCAAGCAGCATCGACCACGGATAAAGTTGCAGAACCAGGTATGTGGTCTTTAGATAATTTAGGTGACACGTTAATTGCTTTAATTTTTAATGGTGAATGTTTTCAATGGGATTCAAACTTAGCTAATGCCGTAACAACAAGAGCAACAATTATATCTGGTGCACCAACAGCATCTAGGGATATGTTAGTATCTACACCCGATCGTCACTTAGTATTTTTTGGAACTGAAACAACAATTGGTGATAAAACTACACAAGATGAAATGTTTATAAGATTTTCTTCTCAAGAAAATATTAATGACTATACACCCACAGCAATTAATAGTGCTGGTACACAAAGACTGGCCGCCGGATCACGGATCATTGGAGCTAAACTTGGTAGGAATGCAATTTATATTTGGAGTGATACAGCTTTATTTACTATGAGATTTGTTGGAACTCCTTTTACATTTGCTTATGAACAAGTTGGAACTAACTGTGGATTAATTGGTAAAAACGCAGCCGTAGAAGTTGATGGTGCTGCGTATTGGATGTCTGATAATGGTTTTTTTAGATACACTGGTAAACTAGAATCTATGGACTGTTTAGTTGAAGACTATGTTTATGATGATCTTAACACAACATCTAATCAAATGGTTTATGCAGGTATTAATAACTTGTTTGGAGAAGTTATATGGTTCTACCCTACAGCAAATTCAAATGTTAATTTAAGATCAGTTACTTATAGTTATTTAGATTCAACAGCTAAAAGACCAATATGGTTTACTAACGATAGTTCTTTATTTACAAGAACTACTTGGCAAGATTCAGCTGTATTTGGTTTACCTCATGCAACACAATACGATGCAGACACAGATAGTTCTTTTGATGTAGAAGGAAACACAGAGGGAATTTCATATTACTATGAACATGAAACAGGAGTCAATCAAGTAAGACTGGGTGTAACCACAGCTATACCAGCTAGTATTACTTCTGGGGATTATGACATTACACAAAAAGTAATTAGAGGAGCGGCAACTAATCTAGGTGATCTCAGAGGTGATGGTGAAAACATTATGAGAGTTAGTAGAATTATACCTGACTTTATATCTCAACAAGGAAACGCTATTATACAATTAGATTTAAGAAATTATCCAAATGATACTGCAGCCAGTTCTTCATTGGGACCTTTTACTGTATCATCCACAACAGATAAAGTAGACACACGTGCAAGGGGTAGAGCTATTGCTCTTAAAATATCTAATACTGCAGTAGATACCAGTTGGAAACTAGGTACTTTTAGGTTAGATATACAAACTGGAGGAAGAAGATAGTGTCAATTACAAGATTACAACAAGCTAGACAGATGTATGCAATGGGCCAAAGAGTTGGAAGAATTGCATTTGGTGGAGGCGGCACTATGGGAGCATCAGATAAAGGTTATCAAGGTGGTGGACAAGGTGGATATGGAGGAGCAACAAGTCCCTCAAGCAATAATACAAGCAACACTACTAATAATAATAATAATATGGGTGGTGGCGGTGGCCGAGATGTTATGCCTGTAACTCCAGTATCAGATACATTTCCAAGTAATATTAATATAGTTGATACCGTAACGAATGATCCAACTATAGGTGCTACTATTTCAACAGATCCTATGGATCTTAGAGAACAATACAGAATAGGAAATATACCTTTTGATAGTAGTTCATATTATACTAACAATCCTTATGCTGTAGGTATTACAGCTCCCTACATGACACTAGGTTTAGAAAAACAAAGAAAAGATAATTACATTGACGCTCTTAATTTAGAAGGTGCAACTTATCAACCTGTAAGGCTTCCTTCTTATATACCCGGATCAACGTTACTAAACATAGCAGGAGATGTTTTTGGTAAATATGCTTTTAACAAAAATAAAGATTTTTTTGCAAAAAATGTAGCCGGTAAATATGGTTATGGTTATAGTTTAGATGACTACAAGCAATATATGAAAGACAGAACTTCTGGAAAAGTAGGGGCCTATGGTAATGAAGAAATGGGACAGAATGCAATTAACCTAAGAACAAAAAATACTGATCCTCAAGGTATTGAATCTTTATATTATGATAATATGTTTGATGAAGATGACAACGATCTAGTAACAGCTAATCCTTTTGTTTCAAGATATTTACAAAATCAACCTGAAGATATTAGAGAAGCAATTGAAGAACAAATGCAAAATTTTTACACAGTATAATGGCAAAAATAGTACAAACATTAACTAGAGCAAGCTCAGAATATGAAGAAGATGTAGCACAGTCTTTAGTTAGAGATTTAGACGCAGTTCTTGAAAAATTAAACACAACGTTTCAAGAAGAATTAAAACAGGAGATAGAAGCTAGAAGTTTCTTTTTAGATTAATGGCAGTAGTAAACCAATATAAATTTGTAGGTGTAGATGATAGTACAAGTGGAAGTGCATTATCGCCTTTTGGGTCAGGGATTCCTGCAGTCAATGAAACTATTGTTATTAAATCTATACTTGTCACGTCAGCTGGTACACCAGTGGTAACTGTTACAAACAACAGTATTACGGCAATTAAATCTAAAGCTTTGACAGCTAATGAAACTACAGAATTATTAACTCAACCGCTAATAGTAGAAGGTGGAAAAACCTTTACGATACAATCTAGCACAACAGACTCGTTTGACGTAGCTATTAGTTTCCTAAACATTAAGAAAGAGGTAACAACATAATGACAGATATACCAACATTAACACCAGAAAAAATAATAACTACAATTAAGAACAAGAAAACAGGGGAAGTCTATGAGACTGAAGAAGCTTTAAAAGCTGCTAATATACCTGAAGAGGATGTGCAAAGAGACGTAACAGTTATTATGCCACCTCTTGATTTGTTCGCAAAAACAAAGTAAAGTGGCAAAACCATGGCAATAACAGATATCAATATTTCAGA